ATGAAAACATCCGTTGAGGATGTCTTAACTTTGCTCAAGCATTTCCAAGAGGAAAGGCAACGCAAAGCTAAACAAGACACCAATGGCTGATAAAATATCGGTAAGTTACGATGCGAATATAGACGAGTTCAAGAGGAAGCTTGATGAGCTAATTCAAAAGAATCTCCTCCTAAAGGGTGCGGTTGATGATGCAACCAAGTCTTTGACCGCAATGGGTCAGGTGGTTGATGGCCAAGCGAAGAAAGTCACCATAAACATTAAGAACACCCAAGATTACCGAACCATCCTAAACGAGGTCAACAAGGTTGTTAATGATAGCCGACAAATCTTAAAAGCGGCCACAGATGCAACTGAAACTAATACCAAGGCTCAAAACGACAATGCCCAAGCCACCCAAAAAGCAGGGGCGGCAAAAAAAGCCAAAACCGATGCCGTTGTAGTTAATAGCAAGGCCGTTCAAGACAACAGCATAAAACTAACTCAAAACAACACGGTTCACAATAACCATAGCAAAACCCTTGACCAAAGCGTAAAGAATGTAACGAACCTAAACACTAAGCTTGTTGAGAATAATAAGCACATTCAGGACAACAGGACTTATGTCAAGAATATAACCGACAGTTACAATCGCTATGTGAACGGGGTTGGTCAAGCGTCCAATTCAACAAATGGGCTTTCCGGGGTGTTGGGTCAGTTACAAAGTAGGCTCATTGCCGCCTTTAGCATACAGTCATTGTGGCAATTTGGGGAATCCGTTGTTGATACGACAAGAAAGGTTGAGCTTATGCAAAACCGACTTTCGTTCGTTTTTGGCAGCGTTACCGGTGGGCGAGAAGCATTTGACAGGCTTTATAATACTTCCCAAAAGCTCGGCATAGGATTCCAAGAACTTGGCGATGGATTTTCAAGTTTTGCGATTGCCGCAAAGATGGCAGGGTTCTCGGCCAAAGAATCCGAAGGGATGTTCACCAAGGTGGCGATTGCATTACGAGGAGCAGGAGCGAACTCGCTTCAAACCCAAAGATCATTCTACGCCTTGCAGCAAATGTTGTCCAAGGGGGTGGTTGCTGCGGAAGAATTACGCAGGCAGTTAGGTGAAGCGTTGCCGGGTGCATCCGACTTGATGACCAAAGCGTACAACCGCCTTCACCCCGCCCAACAAGTCACCAACCTTGGCTTCACAAAGTTGCTTGAGAACGGCAAAATCATATCAGCTGAAATCTTGCCTGAATTTGCACGAGTATTAGAAGAAACTTTTGCCCCTGCCGTTGCAGGAAAATCGGGTTCTTTGGATGCGTCTTTGACAAGAGTGACGAACTCGTGGGAAAGATTCAAGTTATCCCTTGGCGAGGCAAACTTCCAAACAATCATCTCTTTTACGACAGAACTCACACAAGCCATAGACCTGCTTAATCTTTCACTCACCAACGAACGATTAAGCCTTTTGGAACGCATTGCCGTTGGTCTTAACGGAATATTCAATCCGGGAATAAAAGATTTGCTGACCGCACAGCTTTATACCGAAAAAGTATTGAACCAAGAATTAAGGAAACAACAAGCGATTGTTTATGCTTTGTCTGGCGAATACGAGAACATAGGGGATGCGAGTAAGGCAACTGCTATTAAGGTTGAAATGCTAAACGAAAAAGCCGCTTCATCTCAGGCAGAGTTTAACAGATTGACCCTTGAGCAACTTGAGGAAAAGAGAGAAAGTATTGCGGCAGAACTGAAAGACACCGAGCATCTCCTTAGTTTGGGCAAGGCAGGCACCGACCAACTCCGAGTTAAAGGCAAAGCCTATCAGATTATTTTGGATAGGATGGAGGAAATAAGAATCAAAAACAAGGAAACCGAAAAGCAGGAAGGCGATGCCATTGCAGCGGCCAAAGAACGAGTTGCTCTTGAGAAGACAAAGCTCTTAGCCACCACCGAAGGGATGGCCGATTATTATAGGCAACTCTTGAATGTTATTGATGCCGAAAAAAACCTTGCCAAAATTGAATTAAGGGATAAGCCAAACGAAAGGGCTTTAAGAATTGCGGAGCTTAACAAGCAAACGGAGAAATACCTAAAGATGATTGGCTCATTTGACCCAAATGTTGCCGAGGTCATTGAGGAAGGGGTCTATGAGGCACCCATTGATGCTCTTGAGAAGTTAGACAAGGAAATTAAAAAAATAAGGGAGGATGAGCTTGAATTGGCCATCGTTACGGCTAAGAATCTCGTTGCAACCACGGAAAAGGGAACGCAAGCGAGAGCGAATGCCGAGCAATGGTTAGCCTTGCAGGTTGCCGAACTTGAAAAGTTTAAGGTGAGAATATCCACCGATTCCGAGAAGTTGAAGGCGGCAAAAATAGCCCTTATTAACGAGGATCTTAAAAACCAACTCAAAAACATAAACAAGGAAATCGTTGATGACTCCGTTGCATCCAACGAGAAAATAGTTGAGTTGATTCAAAAGGCCAATGACCTTATTGAGAAAACCCAATTAGACACATACAGACGGAGAAGGGCCATTGTAAAGCAACAATTTGAGGCAATGGCTAACGACATCAAAGAGGCGATGTCTAAAACGGGAGACTTTGAAGCCTTGGCCCAATTAGCCAAAGCCCTTTCAGGGGTTGAGCAGGCAGGAAAGAAAGCCATATCAAGCCTTGACCTAAACCAAGTCGGAGAGGTTATAGATGATATTGGAGGGCTGTATTCTGCGGTCGCTGGGTATCAATCAACGCTTTTGAACAACGAGGCGATATTGTTGAAAGAGCAGCTTGACCAAAAGTTGATTAGCGAGGAGGAATACAACAGGAAGTCTCTTGAGCTTGAAAAGAAGAGGTTTGAGCAAGAAAAGAAGGTTGCCACATTGGAGGCCACCATTAATGCGGCTTCGGGTATCGTTAAGGCCATTGCTCAACAAAAGTATTGGCAGGCCGCTTTGATTACGGCAACGCTTGCCGCTCAAATTGCCGCCATTCAGTCCCAACAATTTCCGGGGTTCAAAGATGGGGTGATTGACATTAACGGCCCAGGCACCGGCACATCCGACAGCATTCCTGCAAGGCTCTCTCGTGGCGAGTCGGTAATGACCGCAGACGAGACCAGGCGATACAAGCCCGTCCTTCAAGCCATCCGTGACAACAACTTTGAGGAGTTTGTTTCCAAGCGATACATTGACGCAATGGGGAGTCAAAATGTTTCTTCAGCCGTAGGCAATTCCTTTGCTGAAAACTTGACCAACTCGTTTGACCTTCAAACCGCAGAGTTAGCGCATTTGTTAAAGCAGAACAGGAAAGTTGCGATAAAGAATGTGGACGAACTTGCTAAAGCGATGTCAAGGCGAAACACGACCGAAAAGGTCATAAACAGAAGGAGATTCAAATGAGCTATGTCGTAACGCTTGATGGCGTTGTATTGAAGAACGAGCCGATGGACTTGTTGGATGCCTCTGTGGAGGTTTACAGAGATAGCCAAAACCCAGGCATATTCAACACCTTTATATCGGAGGTTACATTTTGGGGCGATGGGTATGACATTCTTTACTCGTACTTTAATTCGGATGCCGTATGCAAGACCGTTCCTATCACGATAGTTCAACAATGCGAAGACGGCTTGGATTTCAAGGGGATTATTTATGTTGATGACCTGGAGGTTAACCTTGAGAAATGCACCATATCCTGCTCTATTGAGGACGATTCAATTATCGGAAGAATCACAAGATTCAATGAAACCAAGGTTCCCGTAAATGGGGGCAAGAGTATGTCTTCTCCTGCCGATGGCGGCGTTTCGCTTTCAGACATAGGGGCGTTAACAACGACCCCGTATTATGATTTATCAACCAATACACCAACGCTGATAAACAAGCGATGGTTTAAGATACTTGAAACCACCGATTACGTTCTCAAGTACATTACGGACGGAAAGTGCAATGCGACAAGTAGCTATTTATCAAACAGCGCATACACCTACACGCCCGACACTTGGAGCGTTGTTCTTGACATCAAACCATTTGTTTCTATCCCTCTATATTATCCTCCAAGTGCGCAATTTGACGAGTACGTTATTAAGATTAAAATATCGGGCGATATTTTTGGCGATGATGTAATTGTAGAGGAAACGATAAATCTTCCAGGCATAGACAGCACTGTGTTAGGGAATATCACCAAGAGGGATATTGGGAGAAATCTTGCGATAGCCTTAAATTCTTCAAGGACATTTAACATAGACGCACCTTCTTGGCCCGATGTGTATGTTTTTGACAGGAATGCGGTTAATAGGGGCGATTTGCCTATTGGCGTTATTGTTCCTGACAACATAAACAATACAGGCCAAGCATATCCAAATGGAGTGCCAATCGTTTTGATATTCCCTTGGAATGTTCAGTCCATAACTTGCTTGGACTTTTACAACAAGACCAC